GAGCAGAACATCCCAGAAGAAGGCCGTTGGTTCTTGGCTCCACCTAGCTTCTACGAGCAACTGTCTCAGTCCAGCTCTAAGTTGATGTCTGTAGACTTCAATGCTGGTCAAGGCTCTATTCGCAACGGTCTGGTATCTTCAGGCAAGCTGCGTGGCTTTGACATGTACAAGTCTAACAACGTCCCCGGCACTAGCGCTGCAGCTGGTCAGATCCTTGCGGGTCACATCAGCTCAACTGCAACTGCACAGACTATCACCAGCACTGAAGTCCTTCGTGACCCAGATAGCTTTGGTGACATCTGCCGTGGTCTGCATGTTTATGGTGCTAAAGTATTGCGTCCTGATGCACTCGTATCAGCGTTCTACGAACTAGACTAAGAGTAGTAAGGAAACGGGGGGTGTAAAAACCCCTCGATTTTCTAAGGAGATTGTGTATGCCTCAAATAGGAAGCGCTACAAATAGAGTTAAGTTAGTAAACAATAAAAATAATAGGGTATTTGGCGACACAGGAAGTTGGTACAAGCCAGAAAATAAAAAGAAGTTTGATGATAATTGGGATGCTATTTTTAATAAAAAAGAAAAGGCAACTAAAGAAACTACACAGGCTGAATAAAAATGTCAACATCCTATTTAGAATTAACCAACGAGCTTTTACGAGAGTTGAATGAAGTTCCACTTACTTCTGGAAACTTTGTAAATGCTATTGGTGTTCAACAGCACGTTAAAGATTCTTTGAATCGTGCATACTTTGATATTATAAACGAAGAACCTCAGTGGCCTTTCTTATCCGTTGCCGAAAGCGGTGACGTAGATCCTATGTATGGCAATGTGTATGTTGAAACTGTTGCTGGAACACGCTTCTACGAACTAAAGCCAGCAAGCGATAGCATTACAACTGACTATGGTTCCGTTGATTGGGAAAACTTTTATATTACTACAGTTGGTGTAGCTGGTGAAACAGCCCCTTATACTGGCCGTAACTTACGTTTCATTACTACAGAAGAATGGAAAGACTACCGAAGAGTCTCCGAAAATTTAGACGCTGCTGACACACAGCAGTACGGACAACCAAACAGAGTTATCCGCAGTCCTGATGGCCGTAAGTTTGGTCTCAGCCCTATTCCAGATAAAGCGTATCGCGTATGGTTTTATGCGTGGACGCTCCCTACCAAGCTTGTTGCTTATTCTGATACTCTTGTATTTCCTGAAATGTATAGCTCAGTTCTTTTATCTAAAGCACGTTATTACATTTGGCAGTTTAAAGACAACCCACAAGCTGCTGCATTTGCGTTAGACGATTATAAAAAAGGTCTGCGTAGTATGCGTTCAAACCTTATTGAGCCTGCGCCAACTTATATCAAAGACGACAGAATGAGATTCGTATAATATGGCAGCTTCCCAACCTTTTGGTATTTCGTGTAAAGGTGGTTTAAATACTAACTTAAACCAGCTTGAAATGCTCGCGCAGCCCGGACTAGCTACAAAGCTTTTAAACTTTGAAGTAGATCCTGATGGCGGCTATCGGCGTATAAATGGCTATACTCCTTTTGGAGGAGCAAGCGCTACTCGCCCTACTGGCGCTTCTGACCCTATTTTTGGTGTTCATACATACGGAGACGGTGTTGTTGTCTGCGCAGGGACTGGTATTTATTTTAGTCAAGATGGTGTTAGTTGGTTACAGGTAAATAGATTGTCTGCCACTAACGGAGATACTTATGCTATTTTTACGGCTACAGCACTAGTCCCAAGAACAAATCAAAATCAATCTAGCTTTGCTGTGTTTTCTAATAGTTATGATTATGGCGAACTTCTTATTGCTGATGGTGCTAATGAGATTTTTTCTTTTAGAATGGAAGGCACAGGGCCGCTAAATACACGAACATTCCACACAAAAGAAATTTCTGTTCTTTCCGGAACACACGCAGTTAAAGAAATTACAATTCACGATCATCATTTAATAGCTGCTGGTGTAGAAGATTCTGAGTCTACTTTATATTACAGTGCTAATTTAGATCCTGACAACTTTACTGGCCCCGGAGCAGGTGCGATTGCAATTTCAGATGTTATCGTAGGGATTAGAAGTTTTAGAAATGATTTATTTATATTCGGCAGAAACAGCCTACACAAGTTAATAAACATTAATGATTCAGCTACTATTCAAATTGTACCTGTAGCTAAAAACATAGGTTGTTTAAACGGCCAAAGCATTCAAGAAATTGGCGGTGACTTAGTGTTTTTAGCTCCTGATGGCATACGTTCTGTTGCTGGTACTTCACGTATTGGTGACGTAGAATTAGGATCAGTCAGCAGACAAATACAAGCAGTACTCGCAGACCTTGCATCTTCTATAAATACTTATATAATTTCAAGTGTTGTATTGCGAAGCAAATCTCAATATAGATTATTTTATACTGTTGCTGGGGAATCTCCGTCTTTGACTAAAGGAATTATTGGGACTCTTACTCCTAATGGTTTTGAGTGGTCACAAACACAAGGCATTCAAGCAACTGCTGTTAATGCTTATTTTAACAAAGACGGAATTGAAAAAGAATATCACGGAGATTATTTTGGTTATGTTTATAATCATGACACTGGAAATAGTTTCTATTCAAATGGACAGCCTTTTAATATTGCAGCTCAGTACGTAACACCAAACTATGATTTTGGAGATATTGGAACTCGAAAGACTTTACAATACGCAAAGATTTCTATTACGCCTGAAGGCGAAGTACAACCAACGCTAAGAGTACGCTACGATTACGAAGACACAGATATTCCGCAGCCGCCAGATTATATTTTAGATGCTGTACCGCTCCCTGCTTTATTCGGGAGCGCAGTGTTTGGAGTAGCTATTTTTGGCGCAAGTAATGATCCAATGCTTAGACAAGCTATACAAGGCAGCGGACATGCGTGTAGTTTTAGAATTAGTAGCACAGATCAAAAAGCCCCTTATGCAATTAATGGCATATACATAAATTACGTCCCAGCAGGCAGGAGATAACCCAGATGGCAGGAACAAGTTATACACGACAAAGCAGCCTTACAGACGGCGATACTATTACAGCAGCGCTTTTTAATGATGAATACAATCAACTGGTAAATGCTTTTGCATATTCTTCATCGGGCTTAACTGGGCATCAACACGATGGCGGCCCCGGTGAAGGCGGCAACATTGAAATTATTGGCGACCAAGATTTTAAAAACAAGATAGTTGTTGACAGCACTAACAACCGCTGGAGCGTTTACGTTGAAGTAGGTGGCACAGCCGTTGAACAAGTACGCATTGAAGATGGCGTAGTGTATCCTGTAACTGATAGTGACGTAGACTTGGGCACAGATGCAGCACGTTTTAAAGCTGCCTACATTGATAGCATCACAGCTACAACGTCTCTGACGCTTGGCACTAGCATTACAGTCAGTTCTATTCTAGATGAAGATGACATGGTTAGCAATAGCGCAACAGCTCTTGCAACTCAACAGAGCATTAAAGCTTACGTAGACGCACAAGTTACTGCACAAGACCTAGACCTGACTGACGGCACAACAAGTATCTCAATTGATTTAGACTCTGAAGCTTTGAGTGTTCTTGGCGGAACTGGTATTACTTCGACTGCAAGCGGCAATGGCGTAACGCTCGCAATAGATTCTACTGTAACTACGCTTACTGGTACACAAACACTAACCAATAAGACTCTAACTTCTCCTGACGTAAATGGCGGTACTATAGACGGCACTGTAATCGGTGGCACAACAGCCGCAGCAGGTTCATTTACAAACATTATAGTAGGCGGCACAGTCGATGGTCGTGATGTTGCTACAGATGGCGCAAAGCTAGATGGCATTGAAGCCCTTGCAGACGTAACAGACACTACAAACGTCACAGCCGCAGGCGCTCTAATGGATTCTGAAGTCACTAACCTTGCACAGGTTAAGGCTTTTGATTCTTCAGATTACGCTACAGCCGCACAAGGTGCTACAGCAGACGCTGCGTTGCCTAAAGCTGGTGGTGCTATGACTGGCGCTATCACAACCAACAGCACCTTTGATGGCCGTGATGTTGCTACTGACGGTACTAAGCTAGACGGCATTGAAGCCCTTGCAGACGTAACAGACACAGCTAATGTAACAGCCGCTGGTGCTTTGATGGACAGCGAGCTAACTAACATCACTGCTGTTAAGGCTTTGAACCAAGGCGTTGCTACTACTGACAGCCCTAGTTTTGTAGGCTTAACTGCCTCTGGCGAAATCACAGCCAACGGCGGCATAGCATTGGGCGACAATGACAAGGCTACGTTTGGTGCTGGTGATGATTTACAGATTTATCATGATGGGTCTAATAGTTATATAGAAGACACAGGTGCTGGTGTTTTATTTATAAAAGGAACTGGTGGTGTTTATCTTAGAGGTAAAGATTCTGATGAAGACCTTGGCAGGTTTTTAGAAAACGGTGCTGTTGATTTATATTACAACGGCTCATCAAAACTAGCCACCACCTCCACAGGCATAGACGTTACTGGCACAGCCACGATGGATGGGTTGACGGTGGATGGTAGAGGCTCAATAAGCCAAGGCATGACCAACGGTTCAATAAGCGCATTTACTGACCCACATCTTGCACTAAAGTCTACTGACTCAGTAGATACTACTGGTTTTGTAGGAATGAGTTTTGCGACAAGTGACACAGCAAACTATGGTTTTTCTTTAGGCTCACAACGAACATCAGGTGGTCAGGGAGACTTAGTTGTTAGAAATCACTTTAATTCTGCACAGGGGACTAAGAAGCTAAGTGTGGCAGACAACGGCGACATCAGCTTCTACGAGGACACGGGCACAACGGCTAAGTTGTTCTGGGATGCGTCTGCGGAGTCTTTGGGTATTGGTACTAGCAGT